GGTATCTTCGCCAAAGAAGTAACACCAGTTTGACTTGGCATTAGCATAAGTGCCTTTGGCTATACCTGTTTGCTGGACAAAACGGACACCTTCAAACCGGCCGATTTCGCCATTAAGAATCATTCCGAATCCCTGCTGAGTGTACTGGTGTACGCTTTCGACTTCATTTTTGAATGTGCGTAGCGTTGTCGGGTGAGCCAGCGCCATATAGTCCTCACCCATATACCCTGGTATGTTACGCTCTGTCATCATATCCACAATCGACTTGATGTGGTTCTTGCCCAAGGCGACATTGTTGGTCAGTGTCGCTGTGCCGTTTGTTGTCAACGTAACCGCGCTGGTGTCGGTGCCGGCAGTAGGGACAACCCGCAGAGGAGTTTTGTTGAATTCCGCATGTGACGCGATGTCAAATGCTTTGGTAGCGTCATTTTTTACGACCTTGCGGATAACATCGGTAATCGGTCCTTCCGAAAGACTGTCCAGCAGGCCGGTGTAAGGAACCGAGTTGCCAAATTCCGTAATCGTCATTGTACCCTGAGTGATTGAGAAATTGGTTTCCGGCATGGTGCTTGTCTCTGTAAGCACTCCACCCTGAGTTGCTACATCGCTGAAAACATCCCAGTGAAAGAGCTGGCCTTTTCCTAAACCTACTGCTCCTTCTTTGATGTCACAGAACTGACGGAACTTGGACAGCGGCTGTACCGCCAAACGAAGTTTTTTCGAAAGATTTGGGGCGAACATATAACCGCCCAGACTATTGGTTACCCACAATTGACCAGCCATGATGAATCTCCTTTATCCCTGCCCTCGTGCCGCTCTCATCTGGGCAATCACGCTTGCGGGACTTGTATCGTCCTGCTGCTGACTGCTTGTGTCCAGCCGGCCCGAGGCGGGCGTGATGGTGTCGTATGATTGTTTACGTTCCTGACGATTGTTACTTGTGGGCCCGGCCGCCTTGGCGGTCAGATCCGTTACAAATTGGCGAACTTCCTTGACGGCATAATCCGTGGCTTGAATCGGGGAATAACCAGCTTCAACGGCAACTGCGTAGCGCTCGTTGACCATGCTTGCCAGTGTCGGATTTTCGTTCAGGTCGGAATGGTTTTTAACGAATGATTCCCTTGCCTGATTAAATTCCCGCTCGTATTCCTGTTGTCGAAGACTTTCCTGCACTAACTGCACTACCTTGGTCTGATCAAATTCCGGGACCTTGGAAGCTGTTGGGGCCTCGAATACCGACGCCAGATCGTTAACCGCTCCTTCGGTATCTCCTTCAACCAAGGCGGCTATGATCCTTTTGGCTCTTTCGCGGGCCGTCTCGTCCGGCTGTGCGGATGGAGTCGGTTCTTCGCGTTCCGGTATTGCTTCTTTTCCACGTGCCGCCAGCGACTGTTCGCGTTCTTCGATCTCCTTAAGCCTCAGCGCGGCTTCTTTAAGCCGCTTGTCCGCTGTTGACTCTTTCTGGTAGCCTTTGACCACCTCTGAAATGGGCAACTCCATTTCAATGCCATCGACCTTTACCCTCACCATCTGATCTGTCGGCCCCGGTTGCGTCTCTACAGGTTCTTCATTCCGCCCCTCATCAGGGGTAGGTTCTAAATCGCCATTGGACTGCCGGTATTCCGCATTGTGCCTCTCAATCTGTTCTTGGTTGGCTTGATCAATGCGGGCCAAAGCTTCTTCACGCGGGCTCAAAGGTCGGGTTTCTGCTGCCTGATCTTTTCCGCTTTCTTCACCAGCTTCGTTCTGCACGCCCGTCTGGGTAGTGCTGTCCTGGTCGAATTCCATGTTATTCCTCTCCTGATATGATGTTTTCGGCCTGGTGGCCCTCTTCGATGATATCGTTCAAATATTGCATCAGCATAATTGGAAGCCGTGCGCGGTTTTGTATTTCCCGAACCGACTCCGCATTACATGGATTCACACTCAGTAATTCACACATGGCATTGTCGTGATCCATCTGCATGCGCTTGGTAAGTTCTGCTCCCAGGTTTGAGGCAACAAAGCGTTCGCCTTCAATTCCGAGTTCCACCATCTTGATTATTTCGCGTTCCTGCGGAGAAAGATCACTCATTCACAACTCCATCGGGCCGGGCCGTTTCTATCCCTTGCATCATCCCTTCACCAGGGCCTTCCAACTGAGACGGAAACATGGGACTGGTATTTACAGGAAGATCGATTGCGGCTGCGGCCGGTGTAGCCGGTTGCGGGTATACAGGGCCTTCGTTCTGGTCCACAAAACCGGCGCTTTTGGCAATCTCGTCGGCAATAGCGACAACTCCAGGAACAGTGGCTGCCACCTGACCGGTCTGTATTGCGCTGTAGAGTGTTTCTACCCGCTTGACCATAGCTTCCACCTGCCTGACTGCCGAGGTATCCTTCAGCGCCTGTATTTCTGCTTTCAGCTTTTCAATCTGCAGACCCTGCAACGGGTCAATATCCTGTTCTTTCTTGAAATCAAAGAACCTGATCCCGTCACGATATCCCAACTTGCCGAACAGCTCCTTGACGATCTCCTCGTCTTTCAATTTCTTCATCATCTCCGGCTTGAACTTTGTCAGACCTGTCAATCCATAAATGAAGCGTTCGGCCTGTATCTGCGGGTTTGTGTTATTCATCCCCACATTTACTGATAGAACCACGTCCTGCTGCAGCAGCTCCTCGTTGATTTCTTCCAGATTGGCTTTTTGGGCTGCCATCCGCAATACTTCCGGGTCGGTTTCGTACTCACGTTCAGTAGCGACCAGCAGCCGCATAAACGGTTCCACGAACGTCTCAACAAAAGTTCTTAACTGATAATCGCTGACTTGATTACCGTTCGACGAAAGCAGATTCATCCCGCCTACGGTTTCATTCAAATTGCGATTGCTTGAAACGGAAGATCCCGAGAAGCCGCCGGCCAGATCATCATAATCCAGGTTGAGCCGGTCCTGTTCGGCATAGCTTGAGCTGGTAACATCAGGGGTATCCATTATCTTGATATCGTCGTGATCGGTTACCATTGTTACGGATGCAGCTATATTGCGGGTGAGAGAGCGTAGGTCTACTTGCCTGTTGCGCTTGACGCTGTAGCGTTTGTTCAGCACCAGCTTGATATTTTCCATACGCTGATTAGCCAGGTCGTTTATCTCTGTCTGTGTGCTCTTGGTGAGCCGGCAGAAAGATGAGGGATAAACTTTGTGTGCTTCGATAATGCAGTTGCCGATAACAAAAGGTCTTTGACCGTGGAAATAGCGCTCTTTCAACGGCATCGGCTTGGTCAGCAGATGTTCAGTGCCAAGAGTGAAAAAGACAACATCTTCGCCATCATCTTCAACGATGACTTCGTGTACCCAGACAACCGTATAATCGGTGGCCGCTCCGCTCTGGTCTTTGCTGTCCACTCGGCCTTCGCGTACTTGACGAGTGCTGTCGTTGGCGTTGGTTTTTGCCGACAGCATCTGAGCTTCTGAGCACGGGTTCCATCGGCCGGACTCCATGCGTTGTTTCACGTCCTTGATGTACATAGGGATCAGGTAAATCAGATATGGGCTTGACCCAATCGGGTCTATCCAATCGGCAGCGGGGTCCATGCGCAGATTCTCAGCAGGGATCAGCGGCCCGCGAGGCCTGTCAATGCCCTTGCGTTCGTTGATCTCCCATTCGATCTTTGCAGCGACAACACCGTTGGTCATGGCCTCCTGATATGCTCCGATACAGGTTTGGAACCATGGAATAGCTTTCTTGCTGGTACTGGACAGACGTATCTGCAATAACTGCTTGTATAAATCGGCCGCGCCGCGATGCAGCTCGTTACTATCATCAACCGGCTCCACGTTGACCACATCGGTTGTGGCAAAGAAGGCATTAGCTGCGGTTGCCTCATGTTTGCGAATACTGGTTCGCGTTTTAGGACGAAAGGTTTTACTTTTCAGCTTGTAGGAATCCGTCAGGTATTTACTCTCACGTGCGTGCTGCCCGTTGAACTGACGTAAATCGTCTTCTATAGCCGGGCGTACAAACCCGTCAAAATAATCCGTGGATTTGTTGTAGGCATTCTTCGCTAGTTTCAACCACCAGGCAGAATCCTTCTGCGGCGAGTCGGCCTGATCATAAGCGGTTATTTCAAACGATTCGTCCATCAGTTGTCATACCTCACATTGCCTGCAATATCGGTTTTGAGTTGGGCCAGAGCATTATAATCAACCGCCCCACGAGCCACACCATGCCGCTCTAACAGTTCGCCGCCATACTGCATGGCCAGGTGTTCTATTTCCGATGAACTGGCAT